CGCGTCAAGTAACAATGGCATATACCGCCGACAGTTTATTTTTTTATGGCGTTGCATATTGGGAAGTAGTCGAACAATACGCCGACGGAACTGGTCGCCCTTCGCGTTTTGCGTGGGTTGCTAATGAGCGCGTCACGCCACGATATAACGAGAACTCCACACTCGTAATCGGTTACTCAGTAGACGGTCGCGTGCGTCCAATGGACGGCCTCGGTAGTTTGATTACTTTCCAATCATTAAACGACGGAATACTCAACATAGGCGGCCAAACTATTCGCGCAGCAATAGACGCGCAATACGCGGCAAGTGTAAACGCACGCACACCAATACAAAGCGGATATATTAAAAATACCGGCGCAGACTTACCGGAAGATCAAATAGTGGGTCTTTTGGCTAAGTGGAAACAATCACGTTTACAAAATAACGTAGGATACTTAAACGCAGCTCTCGAGTTTAAGACAACGAGCTTTAGTCCAAAGGAAATGGGCTATAACGATTTTCTACAATTCCTTGCAACAGAGATAGCGCGTATGTGCAATATCCCGGCGTATATGTTGTCGGCAGATATGAATAACTCACTTACTTACGCAAACGTGATAGATGAGCGTCGCCAGTTTGTTGATATGTCGCTGCGCCCTTATATCGAAGCGATTGAAGGTCGCCTCTCAATGAACGATATTACAAGCAACCAAAATTACGTACGTGCGGGACTAGACGACGGGTTCCTAAGGTCAGACGCTCTCACACGCCTACAAGTAACGGAGAAATTGCTTTCCTTAGGTCTTATTACAATCGAGCAAGCGAGAGAAATGGAGGACTTGACTCCCAATGGATCAGAAATTACTGACCTTTAGCGGAACTATCGAAGCGTCGGACTCTACGCGTCGAGTTATTTCCGGAAAAATTGTTCCCTTTAACGAGCCCGGTTTTACCTCGGTCGGAAAAGTAATTTTCGAACGCGGAAGTATTGCTATCCCTAATGAGCGTTTTAAGTTGCTCCTCGAGCACGATCCTAAGTCGCCTATTGGCCGCGCTATCAACGTGCAGGAAACCGAGAACGGTATTTACGCGCAATTTAAGGTAAGCCAAACCTCTCGAGGTAATGACGCACTAATCGAAGCGTCGGAGTCGTTACGCGACGGCCTAAGCGTGGGAGTGCTCGTTCATAAGTCCGTAGATCGTGGCGACGTGCTCTATGTGCAGAGCGCAGAGCTCCAAGAGGTAAGCCTCGTTCATACTCCGGCTTTTAAGAGCGCCGAAGTCACTACCGTTGCCGCTAGCGAAAGCGAACCGGAAACTATCGAAGAAAACCCAACCCAACCAACCGAAAGCGAGGCCGTCGTGGAAAACCCCGACACTCCAGCCGTCGAGGTAGAAGCCGAAAAGGTCGAAGCCTCGCGTCCCCGCGTCTCCGTCACAGCGATGGAAGTACGTCACCCAATTCGCACAAAAGCGCAATACCTCGAGCACACAATCAAAGCGTCTCTAGGTAATGATGATTCTCGCGATTACGTCAAGGCCGCAGACGCGCAAGCTGCTAAGGCTATGACTTTTGCCGACGATTCCTTTACTACCAACCCGGCTTTTAAGCCTATCCAATACATCTCAACGGTAGTTGATACTGCTATCGGTTCACGTCCAGCTATTGACGCTCTCGGTGGATCACGTCCATTGGCTGCCGCTGGTATGACCGTGGCAATTCCAAAGATTACGACTAACGGCACCGTCGCCGAGACCGCAGAAGGTGGAGCGCCTTCGGAGACCGGAATTGTTAGCTCATACGTAGAGGCAACCGTAAAGAAGTATGCCGGTATGCAGCGTTACAGCGTAGAGCTAATCGAGCGATCTTCTCCGGATTTCTTCCAAGCTATGCTCGAAAATATGACCCGCGCCTATAACAAGGCAACCGACGCAGCGGTAATTGCAGAAATCACCGCTGGTGGTACTCAAGCCGCTACGACCGCTGCTACCTCAGCGGGAATTATCAGCTTCGTATCAACCGAGACTCCTGCGGCTTACCTTGCAACCGGAGAACTTCCAACGGTTTATATCGCTGGTACTTCTCAATGGTCGCTCCTTATGGGTGCAACCGACTCAACTGGTCGTCCCATCTACAACGCTGGCTCACCATACAACAGCGGCGGAAATGCGAACCCACAAAGCCTTCGCGGAAACGTGCTAGGCCTTGACCTTTACGTCGATCCGAATATGGTCGCGACAACTATTGACGAGTCTGCGTTTATCTGCGTACCTAGCGCTATCTATATTGCAGAGAGCCCGGTACTTCGACTCTCCACGAACGTCGTAACCTCCGGCGAGATTGAGACAATGATCTACGGATACCTAGCAACTAAGACGCTAGTTTCCGGCGGTCTTCGTCGTTTTAATCTCACCTAATAACCAAACTAAGCCCCTACTCCCGCGCCTAGTCCCGCGGGGGTAGGCCTAACTAATCTAGGGGGTGCCTAATGGCAGCTACGTATATCACTAAAGCTGAGCTGCGTACGCTACTGGGGATAGGCACCCTCTATACCGACGCCGTGGTAGAAGAAGTCTGCCAAGCGACCGAGGACTATATAAAGTCGTTTCTTTGGTTTAATAACTGCCCGGTATCCGGCCACGAGGTAAAAACCACTAACGTAGCAACCCTTACGACCCCTATCCCTCACGGCTTTAACGTGGGTCAAACCGTAGTCATTAACGGGTGCGCTGGTCACTATAACGGCAGTAAAACTATTACTCGCGTTACTACTTATACCTTGCAGTATGCAATAAACAATCAAGCGGTAGAAGATTTCCACCTAGTCCGTCCGTATGGAAAGATCAAGGGCCCTTTCCACGCCGACGACTATGCAACCGTGCCAGCGGTACGGGAAGCTAGCGCCACCGTAGCCGTTACCCTATGGCAAGCTCGCCAAGCCCCGGGTAACTCCGTCGCTACGGTGGACGGCTTTGTCGCTAGCCCGTTCCAGCTCGGAAATACACTCCTGGCAAAAGTACGCGGGATATTAGCCCCGTATCTTTCGCCAAACGGTATGGCAGGTTAGCCAATGCCCGACGCCCCAATAACTACGCTTCGCTCTAGCCTTGCTAGCGATCTCACTAACGCCAACGTATGGAGCGTATTTAAGTATCCGCCCCAAGTGCCGCTAGCCAATTCCGTCGTGATTATGCCCGACGAGCCTTACGTTTATGTAAACAGTAACCAAAAGGTAGTAATCCAACCGACGGCACGTTTTAAGTTATTACTTCTCGTACCGTTGCTTGATAATCAAGGCAACCTCAACTCTATTGAGACTTTTATGGTCGAACTTATGACCAAATTGAACGCCTCGACCAAAACGATTCATATTGGGAACTTTTCAGCTCCCGGCATTATCGAAACCCCGGCGGGCAACCTTTTACAAATCGAACTGCCTATCGAGATTATCTCGAGCTGGTCATAAGGAGAAAATATGGCAACCTATAAAATAATCAGCGATAACGAACTTGCTGGTGTCGGGCAGGGTGGAACCATTACCGACGCACAGCTAGAGGGGTGGGACGTCCCGCACCTAGTTAAAACCGGCATACTTGCAGAAGTTACGCCAACCCCTACCAAAACTAAGGAGTAAAAGTGGCAATTTATTTTGCGCAAAACAGCTACTTTAAGCTAGGGACGTACGATATGAGCAGCGTCGTCCAATCTCTTAGCTTAAATATCAACTACGAGCAGCTCGACGTAACTGCGTCGGGTGATTCCAGCCGGAAGTACCTCAAAGGTTTGGCAGCTCATCAAATTAGCGGGACGCTATTCCTCGATCAAGCTGCAATAGCAGCAGGATCAACTCGCGCCGTCCTCGATTCTCTTAAGGGAACCGCGGCCGCGTTTGAGGTCGCACCTAACGGTGGCACCGCTTCCGCTACCAACCCGAAGTATTCGGGCTCGTGCTTTGTGAACGCCTACACCCCGGTAAACGGAGCTCAGGGCGACGTAGCGCAGCTTGATTTTACTTTTGACTGCACGACCGACGTAACCATTACGACGGCGTAAGGACTAGGAAAGGGCTAGACAATGGCAAAGTTAATAATTACACGAGATAGCGGCGTAGTTGAGGAATACGATATTACGCCAGCTATCGAGGTCGCTTTTGAGGCATACGCTAAGAAAGGGATTTTTAAGGCACTTACCGAGGATCAAAAACAAACCGACGTTTATTATTTATGCTGGGAGGCTATTCGCCGCTCAGGTCAAACGGTGCCGGTATTCGGTGACGAATTTCTAAAAACCCTTAAAAGCGTGGAGGTCGGCGAGAGTGACCCTTTAGGTGGGTGAGTGATCCTCGGACACTCACCTATCAAATCGCACAAATAGCAGTAGATACAGGCATTAGCCCGCAAGCGTTACAGGAGTGCACTCCCGAAATGTATGCGGCCATTATTCGAGTGTTACACGATAGGACGGAGGCGGTAAAAAGTGCCAGCCGTAGTAGGTCGCGTAGAAGGTCTTAACGAAACCCTCACCTATCTAAAGCGCTTTGACGAGGACGCTCTGAAGGCTATGAACAAAGAGCTCTATGGCGTTATGCGTGGACTGGTTGCTGACGCACGTTCTCTCGCTCCCACCGTTAGCCCTATGAGCGGTTGGGCAGAACCTACTAGTGGCGAGTGGGGTACTCGGTTACTTTTTGACCCTCGCGCTATAAAAACTGGTATTCGCTCCAAAATTGGAACCGTTCGACAAAAGGACTCTAATACAAAAGAAAGAGCCTACCTCCTCATTAACGCAAACCCTGCCGGAGCTATTTACGAAACGGCCGGTCGCAAAACTCAAGGTAAAGGTAAAAACGGGAAGCACTTTATACGGCAGATAGAGAACGACTCGGGAATAGTAGTAGTAGGCAAGCAAGGGCGTATAGCGTGGAAAGCGGTCTACGAAAAGCGCACCGAGGTCGCGGATAAAATGAAACGTATTGTAGAC